TTTCAAGGTCCCTGCTTTCGGAGGAGGTCGGCGTGACGTCCGGTGGAGCTCGGGCCCGTTCTGGCCCCAACGCCGATATCAATTCGGCTCGATCTGAATCTCGCGGTTTGAGCTATGAGAAGCTCCCCGCTTCCGGCTATGACGGCGATGTTCCGGAGTTCCCTTTGCCTCGGTTGGAAGTGACTTCGACCTACTTTGACGATGGGCAGAAGCTCACGGAAGTGGACGAGGGGGCGAGCGCTGAGCGGTTCTCTCGTGAGAACGAGTTGTGGTGCTGGGCGTGGCGTACTCCGCAGGCTGCTGCGTGGGCGTTGGAGTCCTGGCGCTGGCAGTCCGTTGCTGACTGGGTCCGCATGAAAGCCCATTGCGAGACGAGCGACGCTTCGGCCGCCGATCGCACTGGCCTGCTGAGGCTGCAAGAGCAGATTGGCCTCACTCCCTCGGGATTGAAGCTGAACGGCTGGGCGATTGCCCGTGATGAGGTCGCGCCGCGGCGTGCCGAGAAGGAGTCAGAGCCCGATTCGTCTTCGACTGGCAAGCGTGAGCGCCGGTTGAGGGCGGTGAAGGATGGCAGCGGATGATGGTCTGGGCGTTGTTGACTTCCCGACTCTTGGGGACCTTCTAGACGCTTGGTATGAGCAGCACTGCACGATTCCGAACTCTTTGGGTCTTCGCATCCCTTTCCGTCAGTCTGACTGGCAGTTTTGGTGCACGGCGAACCATTACCGGATCCGTGAAACTGCCAAGTGGGATGAGGATAATCCTCCGCTCGCTCAGGCGTTCGTTTATCGCCGTTCGCTCGTTGTTGCGCCGCAGAAGACTGGCAAGGGTCCGTGGACCGCGGCCATCACCGCCGGCGAGGCCGTTGGCCCGTCGATGTTTTGTGGCTGGGCTCAGGCCGGTGACAAGTACCTGTGTGAGGATAACGGCTGCTCTTGTGGCTGGGAGTTCGAGTACGAGCCGGGCGAGCCTATGGGGCGACGTCGTCCCGGACCGTTGATCCAGTTGCTTGCGTCTTCGGAAGAGCAGGCCGGCAACGTGTACGGCCCGCTGTCCACGATCGTCATGGAAGGCCCGCTCACTGAGCTCATGGCCATCCGTGAAGGGTTCATCCGTATCCTCGACGGCGATGGTGGTCCGAAGTCCAACCGTATCGACGTGGTGTCGTCCTCTGCTAAGTCTCGACTTGGCCAGCCGATCACTTTTGCCATTCAAGACGAAGTTGGCTTGTACACGAAGGAAAACAAGCTGATCGAGGTCGCTACGACTCAACGTCGTGGTTTGGCTGGTATGAACGGCCGATCTGTTGCGACAACGAACGCTTGGGATCCTGCCGAGAACTCCTATGCGCAGCAGTCGTACGAGTCTCAGGCCAAAGACATCTTCAAGTTCTTCCGGGAACCGCCCAAGGACTGGTCATACCGTTCCAAGGCTGGCCGCCGGAAGATCCATGCCTACGTCTACTCTGGTTCGCCGTGGGTCGACTTGGACAACATCGAGGCTGAGGCTGCCGAGCTCATGGCCACGGATCCTGCCCAGGCGGAACGGTTCTTCGGAAACCGTCTCGTCTCGGGCGCGGGTACATGGTTGCGCGACGGTTTGTGGGAGGCCGCATATGCAGAAGCAGCTGTGGTTGCCCAATCCGCCTGATGGCACGTCGATTTGTGTGGGCTTTGACGGCTCGGAGAACAACGACTGGACGGCCATTCAGGCGGAAACCTTCGACGGATTCTCCTTCACTCCCAGATACGGTTCCGATAAGGAGCCAACGATCTGGAACCCGGCGAAGTGGAATGGCCAGATTCCCCGTGGTGAGGTCCATGCGGCCGTTGATGAGATCTTCACGCGGTACCGGGTGGAGCGGATGTATTGCGACCCGCAGGACTGGTACACGGAGATCGGTGAATGGTCGTTGGCCCATGGAGATGAGCACGTCTTCGAGTGGCCAACGAACCGCATCAAGCCGATGTACGCGGAAATCAAGCGCTTCGAAATCGACCTCGCTCAGAAACGGATCAAGCATGACGGCTGCCCCATCGCCACGATCCACATGGGCAATGCCCGCAAGGCTTCCAAGCCTGGCCAACAGTATGTGCTGATCAAGCCTGCTGACCACCAAAAGATTGATGCTGCCATGGCCCGAATTTTGGCCCACACGGCTGCCAGTGATGCTCGCGAGGGCGGCTGGGACCCCACGCCAAAGCGCCGGCGGGTCATCGTTTCCTAACCGATGGAGGGCCTGATGGCTGTTTCTGATGCCCTTGTACGCCTGGACAAGAAGCTGGCTGCCGAAATCCCGGAGCTTGACCGCTTGGACAGGTACTTCGAGGGTGAACAGCCGCTCAAGTACATGGCCGCGGCAATGCAGGACGAGATCGGCGACCGAGTCCATCAGCTGATCATCAACATCCTCCGCATCGGCACCGAAGCCTACGAGAACCGCCTCGACATCGAGGGATTCCGTTACCGCGGCTCATCCTCCAGCGACGAGGAACTGTGGCGTATCTGGCAGGCGAACGGCTTGGATGAGCAGTCGCAGCAGGGCCACCTCGACTCGCTGGCACTGAAACGCTCCTACGCTATCGTCGGCTCCGGCGACGACGACGATGCTGACCCGATTGTCACTGTTGAGAGCCCCTTCCAGGTCTTTGCAGAGCGTGACCCTCGCACGCGCAAGGTTTCGTCCGCGATCAAGCGGTGGGCTGAGGGCGAAGGCAACGACCAGGTCCAGCGGGCCACGCTGTACCTGCCGAACTCGACTGAGTCGTTCGCGTTCTTCCGCAAGGAATGGTGGTCTACGGGCCCGGCTGATGTGCACGAGCTGGGCGCCTGCCCTGTTGTGCCTCTGGTCAACAACCCGCGGATCCTGCGTCCGGACGGCCGTTCTGAGTTCCATGATGTCGTTGGCATCGCTGACGCGCTGAACAAGATGGCCACGGACATGATGATCAGCGGCGAGTACCACGCGATGCCGCGCCGATGGGCCACTGCGCTGTCTGCTGAAGATTTCGTGGACGCTGACGGAAACCCGATCGGGGTGTGGTCCCGTGACGCCGGCCGGTTGTGGGCGACGGAGTCGAAGGACACCAAGTTCGGCCAGTTCGACGAGACTGACCTCGCTGTTTTCCATAAGTCGATGCAGTTGCTGATCCAGATTGGCGCCCAACTGCTGGCGCTCCCACCGCACTACGCAAGCTTCGTTGGCGGCAACCCGACGTCGGACGCTGCCATCCGTTCTTCGGAGACGCAGCTGGTCAAACGCGTGGAGCGCAAGCACACGTACCTCGGAGGGGCGTGGGAGGACGTGCAGCGCCTCATCCTTCGCTTCAAGACCGGCCAATGGGACCCGAAAGCACTCAGCTTGGAGACTGTCTGGCGCGATCCGTCCACTCCGACGATCGCTCAGACGGCTGACGCCGTCGTGAAGAAGGTCCAGGCGGGCATCATCCCTGTTGAGCAGGCTCGCGAGGACCTCGGGTACACGCCTGAGCAGCGCGCACGCATGTTGGAAATGGACCTCCGCGCCAAGTCGAACCCTGACATCGAGAACCTGACAAGGGCTGTAAACGGGGAGTAACTGTGATTCCGGAACACGCTGTTGCTCACTACAAACGGATGCAGCGGATTCAGGCTCTAGTTGTCGTTTCGGCCGCCAATCTGTGGGCTGAGACCTCGCTGGCTGACTTGACGGGATCCTGGGCGCCACAGATTGCTGCCCTTGTTCCGGTCCTTGCCGGCGCGCAGGTGAAAGCTGCTGAAGCTGGGGCAACCTACGGAGCGGCGACGCTCGCGGACCAAGGCTTGTACGAGGCTCCGGCTGCTTTCGTGAACCCGGATGGGTTCGCGGGCGCGGCCTCAGACGGGCGCTCGCTGGTGGGTCTGCTATATGCGCCGGTGCCGCACACAAAGTCGCTGATTGCAGGCGGCCTAGAACCTCGGGAAGCGCTGGCGCAGGGCGGGAAGTTCCTGACAACCCTCGTGCGGACTCAGGTGGCGGACGCTGGCCGCGCTGCGGCGGGTGTTGATACTGCGACACGTCGCAATGTCGGCTACGTCCGGATGCTGAATCCACCGTCGTGCTCGCGATGCTCGATCCTCGCTGGCAAGTTCTACCGCTGGAACGCCGGTTTCAAGCGGCATCCGAGGTGCGACTGCATACACGTGCAGACGACGTCGGTGCAGGCGGCCGAGACAGAGGGGCTGGTGCATGACCCATACGAGTACTTCAAGTCGCTCTCTACCGACGAGCAGGACAAGACGTACGGCAAAGCTGATGCTCAGGCGTTGCGAGATGGCGCCGACATCTTCCAAGTAGTGAACGCTCAACGCGGCGTCCGCCCGGGTGGCATCACCAAAGAAGGCGTGACGCGCAGAGGCAACTACGGGAACACCCGGGGCCCGCGGCTGACGCCGGAAGCGATCTACGCCAAGAACCTCAGCCGCGAGGAAACGTTGGCCGACCTTGAACGGTACGGCTACATCCTGCCAGGCGGCCAGAACCCTGAAGGAGTCATCCGTGGGCAACGTGAAGGTTATGGCGCACTGGGTCGTGGCGGTACACGGGTTGGCGCTCGTGAAGCTGTTGAGCGTGCTCGTGCGGATGGTGTCCGCGATCCGAGGATCCGCGCAACGATGACGGCCGCCGAGCGTCGAGTCTTCGATGCCCAAGCCAACTGGGATGCCGTCCGGTCCGGCCGGAACCCGTTCACCAACGCGAAGAACGCCAAGGTGACTCCCGAAGTCGCTGCCCGCGTCGAACGCGAGTACCGCAAACACATCCTCGGATATTGAAGGAGCCTCATGCTCGCTCTCTGGATCGTCCTGGCTCATCTCGTCGGCGACTACATCATCCAGTCGGACTGGATGGCCAACGAGAAGACCAAGAGATGGTGGCCAGCTGTAGCGCATGGGCTCAGCTACACACTTCCCTACGCGGCGCTCAACCTGCTGCCACACATGTGGGGCGAGGTTTCGGTTCCAGCGCTCGCGATTATCGCTGGGACGCACATCATCATCGATCGCTACCGCCTGGCACGTCATCTTGCTTGGTTCAAGAATCAGGCGGCTCCCAAGGCCTATCGATCGAGTTGGGACCAGTGCCGAGGTACCGGCTATCCCGCTGACAAAGCTCCCTTCATGGCCGTGTGGCTGATGATCATCGCGGACAACACCGTCCACCTGCTGATCAACACTGCGGCCATCCTCTGGCTCTAGTCGAGCCTGCCCGAACACGGGCCCACAGATTCCAGATTCCGGGATGGATGCGGAAAACCATACGAAAAGATCAGGAGGCCGTGATGGCTGACGAAACTACCAGCACCGATACGGAAACCGCAGGCGACACTGAGTCGACCGAGGAAACCCAGGAGACGACGGAGACTGTGGCCGCCGAGCCGATCTCCGCCGAGGAAGCTGCCCGCATTCGCGCTGCTCTGGCAAAAGCCAACAAGCAGTCCGAGCACTGGCGACTCAAGGCAAAGGAAGCTGACGATGCTCAGCTGTCTGAGGTCGAAAAGGCGAAGCGAGATGCTGCCGAGGCCACGCAAGAGCTCGCGAAGATCCAGCGCGACAACCTCCTCAAGACCGTGGCGCTCGCCGAGGGCGTGCCCGCGAAGTGGGTCAACCGTCTGGTGGGCGAAACCGAGGAAGAGCTCGTGGCTGACGCTCGCGCAATCCTCGCTGATCTGAACAAGCCGAAGAAGCCTGCGCCGGACGCTTCGCAGGGCGCACGGCAGACCGCAAAAATCGGCGGCTGGGACGCAGGCAAGGCCGAGGCTGCAAAGCGCTTCGGCAAAAAATAATCCACCCCTGAATAAGGAGTTTCACGATGACCGATATCTCGGTTAGCAAGACCAGTTTTCAGGTCGAGAAGCTGTCCTGGCTTCTTGACCGCGGCGGCTGGGAGCAGGAGAGCATCACGCTCGACATCTCCGCCTTCACGCCGGCCACCCACTACCCCAACGGCTTCATCCCCTCCAGTGTCCCGCTGGGTCAGATCACGGCCACGAAGCTCTACGGCCCGTACGACGACACGGCAACGGATGGCCGCCAGGTCTTCCGCGGCCACCTGGGCACCTCCACGAAGGTTCCAAACCCTGCCGACACCACGAAGGACGCAGGCGCACCGCTCCTGTTCGCCGGCGTCGTGAAGGAATCCAAACTCTTCCTCCCCATCGACGCAGCTGGCAAGGCTGACGTCGCTGGCTGGATCCGCTACGTCTAAGGGGACATAGAAAATGATCGTATTTGATGGTCCGGTTACTCCGGATGCCCTGACCGCTTTCGTTCGCGACGTTCCTACGCCCGCGACTTACGTCCTCAATCAGCTCCTGCCGGATCGATACTTCGACAAGAACACGATCGAGGTCTCCGAGCTGACCAAGACGAACCGTGCGGCCAAGTTCCGCGCATTCGATGGTCGGATTCACCGGACCGAGCGAGACGCGCTCGAAGTTCGCTCCGTCAAGCTGCCTCCCGTTTCCACGATGAACGGCATCGGCGAACTCGAGCGTCTGAACCTCGAAGCTGCCCGACAGAACGGCGGCTCCAACGCTGCCGTGATCAACGCGATCTACGACGACGCGACCATCCTTACGGGCGAAGTTCACACCCGAATGGAACTTGCACGCGGTGACGTTCTCACCGACGGCAAGTTCACCCTCGCAGGTGAGAACGGCCTTTACCTTGAAGCCGACTTCGGCCTCCCGGCAAACCACAGCGTTTCCGCCGGCACCGTGTGGTCGAACACCGCGACGGCAACGGTGATCGCTGACCTCACCGCATGGGTCGACGTGTACGTCGCAACAAACGGCTTCCGTCCAGGCGGCATGGCGCTGAGCAACAAGGTTCTGGGCTACTTGCTCCGCAACGCGGAGGTTCGGACTCTCGCCGGCTCCCTCGCCGGCACCCCAGGCATCGTATCCCGCGCCGCGCTTGATCAGGTGCTGGATACGTTCGGCCTCCCGCCGATCCTGTTTGTCTACGACACGCAGGTCGATGTGGATGGAAACGCCACCCGCGTCCTCCCTGAGGACAAGGTGCTGTTCGTTCCGCCGAACCCGGCCGACCTCGGCTACACGGCATGGGGCGTCTCCGCGACGGCTCTTGAACTCGTGAACGCCGCGAAGGTGGACTTCTCCTTTGAACAGGCACCCGGCATCGTCGGCGTGGTCATCAAGGACGGCCCGCCGTTCCGCGAAGAGACCTTCGTTGACGCCGTCGGCATGCCCGTGCTCGCCAACCCGAAGCGGCTCCTTGTCGCTGACGTCTTCTAAGGAGGCGCCCCATGTCGAAGCTGAACACATACGTGCACGTGCACGACAAGGACGGCGTCTCCCACGCATTCGGGCCGGACGACACCGTGCCCGAATGGGCGGAGAACGCCATAACCAACGACTCCGTCTGGGCGGAGGCTCCTGTGAAGGAGTCTGAAAACTCGGACGACGGCAAGGCTGATGGTGACGATCAGGAACAGGTCGAACTCCCCGAAGGGGACATCACTGAGAAGTGGACGGTCAAGCAGCTGACTGCATACGCGAAGGCCGAGAACATCGACCTGGCCGACGCCAAGGCAAAGCCTGACATCCTCGCCAAGATCGCGGAAGCCTCCAAGGCTAACGAGTCTGGCGAGTAGCTAGGAAGGGGGCGACATGCCCGTAGTCGTAACTCCAGAAGATGTCGCAGCTGGCTGGCGCCCCCTCACCGAGGCTGAAACGGTAGCGGCCACGGCTCTCGTCCCTCGCGCCACAGTCCTGCTTGGCGTCAAGGTCCCAAGTCTTGACGCCAAGCCGGACGCCCTCGTGAAGTTCGTCATCGAAAACATGGTCCGCAGGGTCCTCAAAAACCCTGATGGCTACCGGATCCGCAACGAGTCCATCGATGACTACACCGAGGGTGGGACGATCGACAGTTCGCTCTCCACCGGAGAGCTTTACGTCTCCGACGAAGAACTCAGCTACTTCGGAGTCCGGACGGCCGGCAAGGCGTTCGAAGTTAGGCTCGGTGGCTCATGAGTGCCCGCGCTGCTGTACTGCGCGGACGTGAAGCAGCCGAGGCTCTGATGATCGACACCTGCGAAGTCAGGCGCCCGGGCGGGCAAACCACAGACCCGGACACTGGCGAGGTTTCGACTTCCGGCCCTGTGGTCTATGGGCCCGAATCTCCTGAGAAGGGGAAGTGCAAGGTCCAGCAAACTATCGCCCAATCGTCGAAACCTGAGGCTGGCGGGCTGGTCTTCACGGTGCAGGACGCTCGGATTGACTTCCCGGTTTCCGCTGGACCCTTCCACGTCAACGACGTCGCAACGCTCAAAACCTCCGAACTCGACCCTCAGCTTGTCGGGCGCATGTTTCGGATTGTCGAGGTCTTTCACAAGAGCATGGCCACCGCGCAGCGGACCAGAGTCGAGGAGATCACGTCTTGAGCGCTGACACTTCGGAATTCGACTCGATCGGCAAGGAGCTCCTGCAGATCCCGGCCAAGATGATCCCGAAGTTGGAAGCAGTGGTCGCTAGGTCTGCGCTGAACACCAAGAAGATCATGCAGGCGGACGTTCGTAAATCCGAACACTTCCGGGGGAAGAAAAGACCAGGGCTTGACGCCTCGATCGACTACACCATCGAAAAACACGAGTTCGGTGGAGATGCCGTTATTGAGGCTGAGATCGGCCCCAACCCCGAGAGAAACCCGGGCGCCGCGCTGGCCGGCATCGCCTACTACGGATCCTCACGCCCAGGCGGCGGGACGGTTCGTGATCCAGAGGCCGCGATGTTGGAGGAAGCTCCGAACTTCTACGAGTACGCCTTCAAAGCGACGGAGGGGCTGCTGTGATCAACCAGCACTACGCCGCGGTCAAAGCGCTGCTGCCTCCAACTGTGAACGTCTACATGTGGAAGGTCGAAGGCGCCCTACTGCCGAACGGCTCCCGCGAGCCGATCAAGTACCCGTACGTCTGCCTTTGGGGAGACATCGGTGAAGAGTCCTCTGGCGGCCCAGACGGAGACTCGCTGCAGGATGTGCCCGACGTCCTAACCCTCCGGATCCGCGCCACGTACGCGGCCGTCAACGGCGACTCTCTGGGCATCGTCATCCGGAACGTTCGGGCAGCCCTGAACAGAAAAACACCGGTTGTGGAGGGGTGGAAGCTGTCGAAGCTCCGGCAGTCTCCCCTGCTTGATGCCCAGCCTGACACCGACGTGACGATTCCGACGTACGGCAACCCAATGTTTGCTGCTGACGAGTTCTCCCTCGTCTCCCACAAAACCTGAAAGGCGGCCTGTCATGGCTCCGAATCTCATTGATGCCTATTCCAAGTCCACCGGCGCGAAGCGGGTTGTTCCTGCGGCCTGGCTCGATCGCAAGGACCCACCCTTCGATGACTTGTCGAAGACACCGAGCCAAAAGGCGCGGGAAGCGGCTAAGGCCGAAACCACCAACCCGGCCTCGCCGGACCCGAAGGAGTAACCCATGGGTGCACGAATGCTTGCTGAGGGCAAGACGAAATGGACGGTGCTGGTCACCGCCCCCGTAAACGAAGCGGCTCCAACCGCGACTGAGTTGAATGCCGGAATCGACATGTCCTGCGATGTGTTGAAGTCCGACTTCAACTGGACGGCCACCGATTCGGAGTCCATCGCAGAAGACGCACTCTGCGACAAGGACACAAACGAGGCGTTCGGCAAGGGCAACTACAACCTGGGTGTGACCCTGTGGCGCAAGTACGCGACCGCCGGCGGCCCGGATGACGCTGCCGAAGCGGGCTGGGCAGTGATGAAGGAGAAGGGCGCCGAGTTCTGGGCCTACGCCCGTGAATCCGACAAGGACTCCACCGAGCCCTGGGAGGCCGGCGACGAGATCTACCTCGGCGGCAAGGTTTCCTGCGACCAGCCCCAGCGCACGGACGGGACCGGCTTCATCAAGCGCCGTGTTCCGATCAAGCCCCGCAAGATGCACAACGAGATTGTTGTCGCTGCGGCGTAGTTAGGCCGGGTGGCGGCGCGTGATTAGGCTCCGCGCCGCCACCCCACAACTCCCCCGAGCCTGAACCCCAAAGAAATGGAGCCTATCCAATGAGCAAAGAAATCCCCGGTGTCCCGGAATCAATAACCCGCGAGGCGTACATAGGGCTTTTCGAAGCAGCCGGCATCAAGCCGGAGCAAACCCTGCAGCTGAGTTTCAAGAGTGACGGAATCTACGCCGAAGTCTTCGCGCTCGACGCAGATGGCAAGCGCATCCTTGATCCAATGGTCGAAGGATTTGCCAAGCACTCGATCTACATCCCGGTAGAGGACTGACCATGAGCACGACACCACAGGAATTTGACCTCGACGCTTGGCTTGATGATGCCGACCGCCCCGAGCGCTCCGTGACCGTCTACCAGAAGCCAAGCCTTCTCGCGGACCTTGATGCCTTGGAGCACCAGATCGAGAACGCCGACCCCGATGACGAGATCGACGGTCCTTCCATGGGCGGCGGGATCGGGAAGTTGCGGGCCAAGTACGCGGAAATCGCGAAGAAGTTCCACGACTCCGCGCTCGTGATCCGCCTCAAGGGGCATGACGACGACGAGAAGCAAGCATTCGCGGACAAGCACAAGGAAAGCGGCAGTACTGAGGACCTCGGTTGCGTGATCCTCGCTGATGCCATCCTTGAACCGAAGTTCACCCCCAAGCAGGTGGGGAAGCTTGAAGAGAAGGTTGGCCAGGCGCAGTTCCAACTTGTGGCCCACGCCTACCACCGGGCATCCAACGAGATCCCTTCTGTGAGCGCTGATTTTTTGCTCAAGTCCTCCACTCCGGAGGGTGGGGGCGAGTAGTCGCAGCGCTAAAGACCAGCGAGCGTTTCCAGCGGCCGCCGTCTGCGTATCTCGGGCCCTTGTCCGATCGCAAGGACAGGCTCTTGGAGTACGCCTACACGCTGTATCTGGACGGCATCTGCAACGTCTGCGGCGGTCCTCGCGCTGAATGCAGGAACAAAGCCAACGAGGGCCTATATGAGGTCCAGGAAACCACCTGCTACCGGCAGGCCGCCGTTGAAGAGCACACCGGGCAGAAGGACTTCAAGCCCGAGCCTGGTCAGCGGTTTTACGCGACAGAAATCGACGAAGAACTGATCGTCCGCAACTAAATATCGGAGGGCCCATGCCTGAGCGCCGCGTCAAAGTCATATACAGCGCTGAGATCAGTGGCTACCGAAAGGCGATGGCCGAGCTTGAGCAGGCCAACAAAAAGGCCAAGGACGCTGCCGACGCGGCGGGTAAAGCCGCCGATAAGGCTGCGGAGGACGTCAAGAAACAGTCGTTGGCACATCACGCCGCGGCGAAGGCTGTAAACCTTCAGTACGACAAGACCGGCCAACTGGTCACGATGAACGGCAAGGCTGTTTCGTCGCAGCAGGCGGCTGCGCATGGGTTGCAGACGTTCTCCAAGGAGGCGTACCTTGCTGGGCGCGCTGCCGTAACCGCGGGCGAAGCGGCCGAACAAGCGGCAAAGGTAGCTGCAGCTGCCGAGAAGAAGGCTGCTGAGGCCGCCGAAAAGCGCAAGAACGCCATTCAGAACGTCGGGGAAGTCTCGACCATTACTGGCCTGGCCATAAGCGCTGCCGTTGGCATGGCCGTTAAGTCCTACGCGGACTTCGACAAGCAGATGTCCTCAGTCCAGGCGGCGACTCACGAGTCTTCCGGGAACATGCGGATCCTGCGCGACGCAGCTGTTAAGGCCGGCGCGGACACGGCATTCTCTGCCGTCGACGCAGCGCAAGGCATCGAGGAGCTTGCTAAGGCTGGCGTCTCGACCAAGGACATCATGGGCGGCGGCCTTAAAGGATCCTTGGACCTCGCCGCCGCTGGCAACCTCAGTGTTGCCGAGTCTGCGGAAATCAGCGCCTCCGCTCTGACCCAGTTCAAACTGTCCGGCGACAAGATTCCTCACCTCGCGGACTTGCTTGCGGCGGGCGCTGGTAAAGCGCAGGGCTCCGTCAGTGACCTCGGCGCGGCCCTGAACCAGTCCGGCCTTGTGGCGGCCTCTACTGGCCTCACTATCGAGGAAACCACGGGCGCCCTGGCGGCATTCGCCTCAGCAGGCCTGACCGGTTCCGACGCGGGCACGTCGTTCAAGACGATGCTGATGAGCCTCAACCCGAACTCGGCGGCTGCCGCTTCACTCATGAACGAGCTGGGCATCTCGGCATACGACGCTCAGGGCAAGTTCGTGGGCATGTCCGAGTACGCCGGAATCTTGCAGAACGCTCTGCGGAACATGTCCGACGAGCAGCGTAACGCGACCCTCAAGACCCTCTTTGGCACCGACGCTGTGCGTGCCGCGAACGTCCTGTACGAACAGGGCGCGGCCGGCATCAACAAGTGGGAAGCCGCGGTCAACGACGCTGGCTACGCAGCCGAGACCGCTGCGATCATGCAGGACAACCTCGCCGGCGACATCGAGAAGCTCGGTGGCTCCATCGACTCTGTGTTCCTCAAGTCGGGGTCAGGGGCGAACGACTTCCTACGGGGTCTGGCTCAAGGCGCAGAAGACGCGGTTGATTGGATCGGACAGCTTGACCCGATCGCATTGTCTGCTGCGGCAACCGTGGCCGGATTGGTCGGCGTCGCGGCGCTTGCTGCCGGGGCTTTCCTCACTGTGGTTCCGAAGATCCGGGACACCCGCGATGCTCTGAACGAGCTGGCGCCAGCTGGCGGCAAAGCACGCAACGCTCTCGACAAAGTAGCTAAGGGCGCCGAGGGCGCCATGGTCATCGGTACTCTGACGATGATCGCGGCGAAGCTCGCCGAGTCTGACTACATGTCCAAGATCGATACGGGCATGGGCCGGGTTGCGAACGTCCTCGCTGACGTGGCGCGGAACTCGCCGAACGCTGCATCCGGACTTGACTCGCTATTCAAGAACAAAGATGGCCAGGAACTCATCAACGACGTCGATAGTCTCGACTCGGCTATGAAGAGGACCTTCCGGCCGGACGCTGGCCGCCAGTTCAACGACTGGGGCGAAGGTCTCATCAACTCAATCACCGGGGTGAAGGGTTCCAGCCAGATCCTTGGCGATTCATTCAAGCGCGTAGATGAGACGCTGGCGAGCCTCGTGACTGGAGGGAAGGCTGACGACGCCAAAAAGGTGTTCGATCGGCTGAAGTCATCTGCTGATGCCCAAGGCATCAGTGTTGATGAACTCAAGAAGAAGTTCCCTGAGTATGCCGACGCTTTGCAGAAGGCTGACGCCGAAAGTAAGAATGCGGCCGCATCTGGTGACAAGGCAGCTGGTGCGATTGGTGGCCTCAACGACAAGGCTGCCATGGCCAAGCAGTCAGCAGAAGACCTGGCGAAGTCGCTCGAGGACATTGGCCTAGCGGCTGATGGTTCCGTGACGGACATCGACAAGTTCGCGAAGTCCTTGTTCAGCGCCGGTTTGCTCCACCTTTCGGCGTCGGATTCGGTCATCGCTTATGAGGCTGCGATTGATGCTGTCACTGAGTCGATCACGAAGAACGGCAAGACCCTTGACGTAAATACGGAGCAGGGTCGCGCCAACCAGTCCGCTTATAACGGGCTCGCGTCAGCGGCTATGGCTACGGCCGAGGCGCAGGCTGCTGAGACGTTGGCCAGCCAAGGTTCGGCGGCGGCTCAAGGCGTTCTTCAGAGCTCATTGCAGGCGAGCTATGACGATCTCATTGCGGCTGCTGGCCAGTTCGGTATTACTGGTGACGCCGCGGATGAGATGGCTCGCAAGGCGTTGGGAATCCCGAAAGACGTTCCCATCAAGACGTGGGTCAATGACGAGGCTACTGCCAAGCTCGACGCGGTGAAGGCGAAAGCTGACGCTCTTGACGGCAAGACCTCGACTGTAACCATCACGACTCTTGAGCGGATCCAACGGAACTACGAGTCGAGTATCAACCCTGGCGCAGTGCCCAATGGTGGTCCGCAGCAGATCCTGGGTGGCGCTACTGGCGGTCGAGTGTCTGACATTCTCGGGTTGTTCAACGGTGGTCGAGTTCCGTACCCACGCCCTTCCGATATGTCCAAGGACAACGTTCTCGGGTTCGTGAATGGCGGCAGGCCAATTGGCTTGCAGGGGCGTGAGTGGGTCATCAAGGGCGCCAACAGCGACAAGTACGACTCCGAACTGGCGGCGATCAATGCGGGCACGTTCCCGAAGTTCAAGGAGTACTCAGCGCAGCAGGTGGGCTATGCGCCAGCGGCGGCGGCGCCGAACACGAGCGTGAGTTTGAAGATCGACGTGCATGGCACTACCGCACCACGGGAGGTCGCTGACGAAGTGATGGGCATGGTCAAGTTCGAACTACAAAAACAGGGGGTGCGACTTGGCGGTTGAGCAAATCACGTGGGGCGCGCGAACCCTCTCTGGAGTTGACCGATTCGGCCGCTGGGTGGTCACGGATGGCATGGAGTCATGGTGGGGTTCGCCGGACACCCGGGGCGATACTGAAGACCGCCCCGATAGTGACGGCGAACTCGACCTTCCCGTGTACAATCAAGCGCGTCTGCTAACCCTCCAGGGCCACCTGCATTCAAGCGGGCACGACCAGCTGCACGAGGCAGGGTACTACCTGTCAAGCTCCATGTTCGGCCGGTTCAAGGTCCAAGGACACGGGCCAACGTTGTGGGCTGACGGCCGCCGAAACAGCGGGGTTCAGTTCCTGCCGGTCACAGACAGTTTCGCGAAGTGGCAGGTTCGTATCAAGTTCGTGGACCCATGCCAGTACGGGGACACGAAGACCTGGACAGCGTCCGTTGGCTCCAACGCACTCAACATCGCACACCGGGGCAATTACAACGCGGTCCCTCGATTCTTCGTGGAAGGCTCGATGCCCGGCGGTTACAGGCTCACCATCAAGGGCCAGATCTTCACCGTGACTCAACCTCTGGTGGCCGGCGTTCCTCACAGTATCGATTACGCTGACGGGCGCCTACGAATCGGCGGCTCGATCGTCGCCGGCGGCATTGGCTATGGGTTCACGCCGCTGGTCACCCCGGGCGTCGTAACGGCACTGTCCATCGTCCCCCTCACCACAGGTACTGCAACGGTGACTCTGACGCTGACCGACACCTACATCTAGGAGGCCCCCTTGGGTTGGAGGTACTTCTCCGTAGGAACCGTCACATGGGACGACAAGGTTGAGCTGTACGCTGCGGACTCGACTGGTGGGCAAGCAATCGGAGGAGGCGAAAGCGGCACTTCAACCTTCTTCGTAAAGGACCCCAAGGTTGCCGAGCCGATGACGTGGGCCAGGATCGCGCCTCTCGAACGGGTGCTGGTTGCTGAATGGGACGGGAACGCCGTCTACGCCGGGTTCATCCTCGAGGTAGACGAGGACCTGGACGCAGGCATAGTGACGATCCAGCACACCGATGTTTGGTGGATTTGGGCGTTCCGATACCTGCTCAACATCCATGGCAACGGGGCGCAAACAGCATCTGACGTGACATTCTCGAACCTAACGCTGGCCACGCTGGCGAACAAGATCGTGGCGAAGGGCCTCCAGGCGGAACCCGCGGACCGGTACTCCCTGCCGATGATCTTCACGGCAGACGTCGCAGGCGCAAACTCTCGCCGCTATGAGGGCTTCAAGTTCACCTCCGTGGAGGATGCCTTGGACGAAGTCATGAAAACCAACGGCGGACCGGATGTCGCTTTCGATGTGCGCTGGGGTCCTGGCACCACCGCCCTCCAGTGGGTGATGCGTTCGGGGGCCCTGACCACCGGCAAATGGGAATGGGACGCCACAGCACCAAAGACGGAAGTCAGCCGCATCAAGTTCAAGACTGACGCATCCAAGGTGACGAACAAGGTCATCGGCGCTGGCGAAGGTTCCGAGCGGAACATCCTTGTCCGGGACGACTCATCCTTCAACACCACAGCTCCTGCTCTGGAACGGGTCGAGAGCTACTCTGGCATGTCCGATGCTGGCCAGCTTCAAGCCCGCGTCACAGCAGACCTGAACGCCCACAACAACCCCACACAGCAACTCAGTTTCCGGATCCCAGTGACCGGCGCCGTAAAGGTTGGGGATCTGATCCTGGGCGGCACCTGCCGCGTCAAGACCTCAGGCATTTATGGGCTGTCCGCTGGCTGGCACGAATGGCGCCTTATCAAGTTCACCTTTGACCGGACATGGATCTACCTTCAAATGCAGCAGATCGGCGGGTGAAGTTATGGGCCAGATCAATGACCTTACCCGCGGAGACGTCAACGAGATCTTCCGGCAGCTAAGGGCACTGCAGTTCGCAACGAACCAGAACAGCATGGCCATCGGTCGGGGCGGGATGTCGGTCTACAACGGCGGGTCGATCACCATCGAGAACGGCGGCCTCTACGTCACAGGCTCCGCAACTGTCTCCGGGCTGCTGGAAGCTACCGGGACCATCAACATGTCTGGGTCCGTCAACATGACGGGCACATTCACCGCCACGGGAACTGTTCGGCTCAGTGGTCAAACCGATGTATGGGGACCGCTCATTGTCACCGGTGACACGGACCTGGATGGCGTCACCACCGTCACTGGCGAATTCACTGTCACCGGCCCGACTGACCTGAACGGTGTCACAACGGTTGCTGGCAACACCACAGTTACTGGTGACTTCAACGTGAACGGCCCGATGAAAACGACAGGGACGCTGTCAGTTGAGGGTGTGACCACCCTGAAGAACGACCTCAACGTCACCACCGGCAAGATCAAAGCTGGCGGAATGACCGTGGACCCAAGTCTGTTTGGCGGCAGCGTGCAGTTCAGCGCTGGCGGTTACCTATCGGGGACGGCGTCGGGTCCACAGCTAACCGGACCGGCTGGGAACTCCTTCGTCTTCACGCGGAGCGGCAAGGCTGGAATGCAGGCGACCGACATCGACCTCGTTGGTGCGGTGGAAATCCAAGGCACCCTAAAGGTCAACAGCCCCGGCACGGTGTCCGGCGTGGAACCGAACGTTTACATTGATGGCGCTGGGAACATCCGGAAGATCACTCCCTAGTGGCTGTCGGTATTGTGCTGCGTGCAGAAGACGCGGCTGGCATAGATCGCGATAGCCGCAGCATTATCCCAATCAGCGATTGTGCTGCCACCGCGCTCGCCGATCTCACCCATTGTCAGGCCTTGGTCAAAAAGAGCACATGACTCTACGCCACGCTGCACGAGGACATCGTCCGAAGGGATACTGCTTTCCCTCCAGTTCTTCTTGACGCCCACAAGGAACTTCTCGCGGGCTGTCGGTTCGCTGAATTCCGGCGCGAGAGATGGCGACGGTTCCGGCACTGTGAGCAACGGCGCCATCTTGGCGGCCTGCGCGACGTCGGTTGTGGAAGTCGCCGGGACCGTCGATGTCGTGGTTGCTGGTGTCGAGCATGCGGTGAGTGCAAAGGCCGTCAAAAGGACGATTCCCCCAAGTTTTCTCATGCCCGAACGTTAACGGCCGTGCGGCCAAATTAAAACCCCCAAGGGTGATTCCAGTGGATAAAAAAGAAATCCAGATGCTTCACGAAAGCATCCACGCCGAGTACAGGACCGCACTCGCGGAAGCGCAATGGGCGCTGGCTCAGGCGAATGCGCGAGAGAAGGTCAAAGAGGCGCGCATCGTCGAGCTCTTGAACTTGCTCGACCTCGCGACGACTCCCGAAGCCTAACCCCAATTTCATACCCAGTCAGGGCCCCGCACTCCGGGGCCTTTTCTATGCCCAGGAGGCACCTATGCCAGCAGTTACCGGCACCCTGACTGACGTCGGGGGCGGGCATCTCGTAGGGAAAATTCCAGAGATTCACTTCACGTTGAATTCGCCCAACGCCAAGGCGGGCGTGATGCTCCCGACGGAGCCACTGACGGTGCAACCGGCCTCCGACGGCACATGGACGGCCAACCTTCAGTCCACCGTGGACATGAATGATGACGCCTGGTACACGGTCTCGATCCAGTGGTTGGACAGCGCTGGGAACTACGTCCGAGCAGACTTCCCCGATTGGTACCTGCAAGTCCCAACAGGCGGCGGATCCTTCTCGGACCTCTTCGGCAGACCACCGAAAAACCCTCTCATGTTCTACGTGTCCCTTGAGCCGCCCGTCAACCCGCGCAAAAACTCCGCGTGGCTGCAAGACGACCCAACCAACCCCGCTAACCCACTCAACACGGGGAAGCTCCACCTCTTCCTTAGGAGTGATGTCTGATGGTCGCAAACTGGGCATGGGTCTACGTCGCCAACCTCCGCGGTTCTAAGGGCGACAAAGGCGACACGGGTGCCGCCGGCAGTCCGGGAGGACTGGACGCTTGGCAGCCAAACACCTTCTACGCGGCCAACAAGTACGCCATCGCCCCGAACGGTGATCCTGTCCGGGCGAAGGTGGCTTTCACGTCTGGTGCTACGTATAACGCGGCGAACTGGAACCCGTCCACGCAGGACACCCGCCTTGGAACGGTCGAAGGCGTAGCGTCCCAGGCCACGGCTTTGGCTGTCCAGGCACTCCCGCGGTGGAAAGCGAACACGCCCTACTCCGCTGGGCAGCAGGTCGTTGCCCCGGACGGTGACGTGGTAACCGCCAAGGTAGCCTTCACATCCGCTGGCACGTACAGTGCCACCAACTGGAACCCCTCCGCTCCGAGCGCAGCCATCGAATACCGCGGCCTGCCGCAGCGCGAATTGGTTACCGGCGAGGACATCAACAACATCCGCGACCCTGGCTTGTACACGTGCCCGTCCACGACAGTCGCTGCGACGCTGCTGAACTGGCCGGCAGGAAGCTTCACGGGCTCGCTGTTTGTTGGCAAGGCGAAAGCCGGGAACTTCACGAGCCAGGAAGTGCTCGCGCTCGTCTCCACGACGGCGCCGCCGGATCGATACTTCCGGACGACGCGAGCCAGCACCAACACGTCGTGGACGGCATGGGGCTACGGCGCGTGGTTGCGTGGGCCCTTGCTGGACGGCACAAACCTGGACACATTCCGTGAAACAGGTGTGTGGACCAGCACCAACCCCAGCGCACTCGTTGGCGTGCCAGCCGGAGTGAGTTCGGGAGCGATCACCGTAGAAAACTTCGTCACGTCCAAGTCGGGCGTTGCGCTGCAGCGACTCACAACGGCTGACGGACGCGTGTTCATCCGAACCTCCACAGTGTTGGCTGGTTGGGCTGGGATTGCTTGGAAGCAGCTTGGGACGGGTGGAGGCACAACTCCGGTAACTGTTGTCAGTGACGCCGGCCTGAGTAATGCAGTCCTGATTCAGGACTTCAGTCGCCGCCGCGGCGGCCGAAAGAAGGTCACCACCGCCACCTTGGCGTTCCGGTTCGATCATGGGCTTGCGAACTTCAACGCTCTGGTTCGTGCGCAGATGGAGTCCCGCAACTTCAAGTACTCTCTGGCGCTTTGCTCCGGACAGTGGGATCGCACTGAAAACGTGGGAGTGACCGCCTCCATGGTGAACGACTGGGTTACCGCTGGGTTGGCCGAGATTTGGAACCACTCCAAGGACCACGGATCCGGGGACAACTCCGAAGCGTCATGGAAAGCCGCGATCCTTGACGGGCTCACGGAACTTCGGGCGCAGATCCCAGCAGCCCAGATCGACGGATTTGCCCCTCCCGGGTCCACGGGCACTGACTTCGGCGGGTTCGTCGACGGGCAGACGTTGGAACAGTTCTACGCCACGGACGGCGGCCGCTTCATCCTGACCCACCACCCTGTGGCTGCCGGCTACATCGGCGCTACTACCCGCTGGCAGGACGGAATGGTCCGTCAAGGCCTCGGCCACCTCACTATTGACGCGTACACGCTCGCCCAGGCGCAGACCGTCATTCAGGCAGCGGAGACGGGAAAGCGGGCACTGCAGTTCATGCTGCACCCGTCCCGCTTGGACACCGAGGGATACATCACGACGGCAACGTTCATCACGATCTTGGACTACGTCAAGGCAGAAGAAACCGCTGGCCGGCTGAAGATCGTCGGCCCCTACGAGCAGCTTCTCTGCGATGTCCTCTAGGAGGCCCAATGATTGACGGCATTCCCGCCGTAGTAAACCTCGCCAGCCCGTTGGCGGCGACGATTGCGGTCTTCTACTTGGTGTTCACGGGCAGGTTGTGGACCAAGGCCGCGCACATGGACGTAGTCCGCGTGCTGGAGGATCAAATCGCCGCACTCGTCACCGACCGGAACAACTGGCAGTCAGCGGCGACGCTGGCGAACCAAACAAACAGTGACCTCGCCAAGACGAACAGTGACTTCATCGAGAACGCAAAGTTCTCGGCACATGTCATGTCTGCCATCCAGGAGAACGCGGCGGGGGGTGTCTCGCATGCTGTTCAGCAAGCTACGGGCTAGGTGGGCGTCAGTCCGCCAACTCCCACAGTTGGAGCCTGTGGATCACACGTTGGCTGAGGCTGCTCTTGAGCATGCGGTGGACGCTCACCGCGCTGCTCAGGAGCAGCGGGCCGAGGCAACGCAGGTAGTAACCAATCTGCGCGAGGTGAATATTCGCAATGGATTCGCGCCGGCTATCGAAGCACAGATTATGAGGAAGTTAGGAGGGGCCACGTGAAGCGGACCATCTTCAAGGCGTTCACTTGGGCCCTGATCGGAGCGGGGTTTCTGACCACGTATTCGATGCTCGGCCTGCCCGGCTTGTACATCGGCTACGTGGCTGGCTCGTTCTGGGTTGCCCTGCCGATCATCTATTGGGTCTGCCATCCAGAGTGGTGGAAGACCCGGCTAGGCCGGGCGCTCATGATGCTGCTCGGCTCGCTCGCAGCACTGTTCATCCTGATCATCACAAGCGGTCTCTTTGGCGCGACCCCCCTACGTGAGATCTTCCGGATCGTCATTTATAGTGCCGTCCTCGTGGCTGCTGTCAGGCTCGCGGTCCTGTTCTTCCAACTCAGACTCGGCCCCGACTGGGCGCCTCGAAAGGACCGCAAATGAGGCGACCAGTAGATGCGCCGCTGACGCAAGACTTCGGATCTGGTGCCACGGCCGGTGTCGTACCGAACTCGAATCCCAACTCTGGCATGGGGTATTACGTCTACCTGTACGGCAACTACCAGCCAGACGGGCACACCGGGCAGGACTACGGTGCCGCGTCGGGCTCGCCGGTCTACGCCGTCACATCCGGAAAGGTACTCCACGTCGGGAGGCTCGGCGGCACGTACGCCACAAATCCTTGGTGGATCCTGCCTAGCTTCTTCGGTTACGGCTATGTCATCGATCACGGCTCATTCATCGGCATCTACGGCCACTGCCTGGATAGCGCCGCTCGCGTGTCCGTGGGCCAGTGGGTCAGCGAGGGCCAGGTCATAGGCCTGTCCGGTTCCACTGGCGCTTCCGTTTGGCCGCACCTGCACTTCGAGATCCTGCGTGACGGCTACGTGCTGAACAGCCGCTACTACGGCCGTAGCAATCCCGAGGATCTGTTCGCGGGCTCCGTCGAGTACGCCGGAGAAACCGCACCGGCGCCCGTCTACACGGCGGATCAGCAGTTCTTCATCGACCTCAATCTTGCCCTCCCGTAAGGAGCCAGCTATGCCCAAAGCCCCAGTTGTGCCCACCGCCAGCATGTCCAACCAGAAGAAGCTAGATTTCGTTGTCGACCTTCTCGCGAATGGTGGCCCGTCCGCTCTCTACGGGGCCTCCTTGCAGGCGCTGATCGATGACATCCCTCGCCGGGTCGTGAAATCCAAAGTGATTCGAGGAAAGGATTTGATCGACCTCGATCAGGAGATTGCGGATTCCAAATCGATTCTTCTCCGCTTGGAGGGGACTATCGCGGGTCTCGTGGCCGCGATCTCCGCGCTCTCGGCCGGAGTCGGCGCGGACCCGGAAGCCATCAAAGCTGCCATCAAGGACGCCGTCGATGACAACCTCGCGCACCTCACGGCCACTGTCACGATCCAAGCCGCATCCGACATCGACATCACAAAGGACTGACATGTTCACATCCATTCTCCGCACCATCGTCCCGGCTTTGTGGGGCGCGTTCATCGGGTGGGCCATCGGGCTCCTGCCGATCCTCGAACCACACCGCGAGGCGCTGCTAGAGTATGGCACGCCGCTGTCCGCCATTGTCGCGGCCATCCTGATCGGCGCTTGGTATGCGTTCTGGCGCTGGCTGGAACCGCGGCTTCCGGATTGGTTGATCCGCGCTGTGCTCGGCTCCGCGAAGACGCCCGCCTATGAAGGCAAGCACGAAGCTGTAAGCGGCCATGTCACCATCGAGAACGACGGACTGAGAGTCTTCGACTCCCGAGAGCGACCCAAAGACTAGTGACAAGACCCCCACCCCTCGCCGGGTGGGGGTCTTTCGTCGTTTATTGTCAAGTCAAGTCGGGCGGTACATTGGTGCAGTGAATGGGGAAATTACACAGCTGGTCACCTCAGCTGCAGAAAATAGTGGGCGCGAGAGTCCTTTGCCGCCAGCCGCTCTATTGCCGTACGCCGGGGCCCGGCACGCAATACTTCAGCAGCAGGCTTATATGCGCCGGGGAGCTCTTGGCGTCCAAGGTAAAGCAGTCGTATCGCTGAGGTTTGATCACTGGCTGAACGCTATGCGTGACAGAGTGCTTCCGCTGATGCGGAAATACAGGATGCCTGGCAGCATTTGTTTGAACGCGGACAACATGGCCTTCGAACAAAACAACCAAGTCACGTGGCAAGAAGTCACTGACATGGCTCTTTATGACGGCATTGAGGTTTGGAACCACGCTGGCGACCACCGCCCTCATACTGACGAGGCAGGAATTATCGACGCCATCGTGGGCGGTCAGCAACGACTGCAGGAATACGTCGGGCCCAAGCTTGTCGTTGACGGGTTCATGGTCAATGGATCCTCAAACTACGACGGATTCAATCTGGGCCGAGGCGTTGGTGCGTTCTTCACGCTGGCAGGCACGGCCATCCAAAACAGTCATGCTTTCAGTGACGGCAAGAGCTCTGGATTCATGCAACCGCTGGACGGGCGTATCAAACTGGGCGCATCCCACATGACCGTCGAGGGACGGCCGGTGGAGAGAACGATAGACATCATCCGGGAAACGCAGCGGCACGGCCGCGGAATAACGCTCTACATGCACCCCGGGGAAGCCGACTCCCCCAAAGGCATCGCGCTTGAAGACTTCGAGACGATCTTGGCCTATCTGGCAGCGGAGCGGTCGGCTGGCCGGCTCGAAGTCCTGACAGTGTCGGGCATGGCTGTTGCTGACGCAACGCACTCCAGACGTGAAGACCTCCTGACGAACACCCAATTCGTCAACGACTTTGAGGGCTGGGGAGGACGTTCAGGATACTCGCTGCGGACGGTGGACGGGAAACACCTCCTGACAGCATCTGACATGGCGAGGCCCATGACACAAGGGATCTTCCTCGCCACACGCTTTGGATGGGCAATGGGGGGCGTCTGTGAGATGGCAGTCCCAGCCAGGGCGTCAGGCGGCGACCAAGCAACGCTTCGCTTGCAGGTTCATGACACGGGAGATGACACGCGGTTCAAGAAGGAACGGCTGTTCACGCTTCCCGGGGACGGGTCCCCGGTCGATTGTCGGATGCACGTAACCTTGCCCGCCGATCTATCCACACTGTCCATTCGGGCCACTATCGGACGGGAGTCCGGCGGGTCCATCGAGTTCCTCGACGAGCCACACTTCCGACCTGTCTAATAGCAACAGAACGCCCCCACTCTATTTCAGAGCGGGGGCGTTCCTGTGCTATCTATTTGTGCTTCAGCATGTCGAAGCGTTCCATCATGAGGCGCTCATCCTGATAGGCCGGGTGCCCGGGCCAGATGTTCGGCGCTTCGGTCCACTTGTCGAGGTAGTAGCGCAGAATATTGCTGCTGCTTTGCTCGAGAATCTTGCTGATCGTGTCGATGTGGATGTAGTGGTAGACGTTGAACTGACGGTTAGTGATTTTCTTCGCGAAGTTCGTCGGGTGCGCGATCATCTCCGCCGCGATCCAGGGAACCTCAACTTCAATGAGATTCTCGCCAGCCTCCACAGTGAACTCCTGTAGCTGCCGCCAGCCCTTGATCTTTGGCACGCTACCAAACGGGTTGTAATCCGCGTCGCCGATGGAAACGCTCAACTGCCCTTCCTGCTCGGCAACAACCTTCAGCAGTATCTTGTTCGGGTCCGGCCAGGAGTACCGGCTCATCCGAACCTTGATGTTCTCAAAGCTTCCATCAACAATTTCGACCGGGCCAGCCTTTAGCGCCTCGCCGGCTTCGTCGCCGTCCACGTTCGCGTCAAAAGTACCGCTCCCCGGGACCATAACTTGGACGTCCTGAACCTCGACGTTCGATCCGGCCGCCGCCAGCCGGAAGGTTGCGTCGCCTTCCAGTTTGTAGCGTGAGTTCGCCAACTCAGGCACGTCGTAGAGCGAGATGATGCTTTCCATGCCGCGGACGGACTGCCTGAAGATTTCCCAGTGACTTTCGTCGTTGGTCGAAACGGCGAGATCCTTGATGATGGTCGTCGCAGTGGTCCACCCGTTGAGCGTGCAGTTCGGGAAAGTGGCCGGGTACTCCTCGATGATGAGTCCACCGTTGGGCGTGTACCGGGCAACACCGCCCTTGTCAACGGGGATCGTCAGGCTCGCGAGAATCCTGGACAGCGGCTCGCGGAACCGGTCCCCGCCTGGGAATTTCAGGAGCTTTGCGAAAACGTCCACATAGCGCGACTGAGTCAGCCCGCTGTACCAAGTCCCCTTCTTGCTGGAAACCTTCGCCTTTTCTTCGTCGTACATGAAGACCAAGCTGCCTTGCAGGTCTTGCATCTGCTCCACGGCGGCGTCTGCGACCCTGAACGCGGAGTCGAGGAAAAGTTGGTCCTTCGTGATCCTGTACTGGGTGATGTAGTCAGTGATGACGTATGGGCCGTAGATGGGGTGAGCCATCAGCACGCCATCGGTGCGGCGGCCCGGGTATCCGTTAGGTAGGAACTCGATCCGGTAATAGTCCCAGATCGCTTTCCGCTCAGCTCGGAGCGGCGGCAAGCCTACCTCTTGCTCGTTAGTCATGTAGGTGCCAGCAGCACTCATTGTTTCCCCATTTTTAGGCCAATTTACCAAGGGTCAACTTTACCCGAAGCGCGAATGGCCTCCACCCTCAATACCGAGGGTTGAGGCCATTATGAGTCGCATTTATCCGAAGGTTACGCGGGCGCGTCCTTCGGTTGGGTAGAGCTTCCGCCCTTGGTAGGTCCAGACGTTCCGCTCTTCATCCTTGGCGAAGTTTGATGCTTCCACCGGGCCAAGGGTCGCGATGTACTTCTGCACAGCCTTGTCGAAGGAATCCGCCACGATGTGCGGGCCGTTAACCTTCGAAGCAGGCTCGCGCTCTTCGCCGACCGCCTGGCCCTCGACCCAAACGTTCCAGATGGTCAGGCCTCGTGCCTGATCTTCGGTAGGCCAGAGACGTCGGCCCATTTCGTCTTTGGGGTGATCCCAGGAACGCATGTACCAATTGCCGCCCTGCTTATGCAGAAGATTTCGAGCCTTCTTGCCGTTGGGGCCGACCGGCCGGGCAAGCTGCTTATCCTTCCACATGTATTCGGAGGCGGCTTCGAAGAACGTTGGAGCCTTGATCGGTTTCGGGTTTAGCTTCTCCGCTTCGCCGATACCTTCCTTGGCTTCGATCCAGATATCCCATTCGCTGACCTCTGGTTTCGTCTCAACAAACCGCTCGACCATGATCGCCTGCGGCTTACCCTTATTGCTGGTGTCCGTGATCCACCGCCCGCGGCACTCGTTACCGTCCGGGTCCTTGTGCCCCTGCGTGGGGACACCCGCGGGGATGGCGTCATTCTCGGCATACTCAGTCGTCATTGGCCTCTGGTCTCCTGGGTGTTGTTGGTGCGGATGGCGATGGCCCGGCAACCTTCGGGGATGAGTTCCCGGGCCGCGGCATAAGCGGATGCATAGTCGGCGCCCGCAGCTTGCACAGAGCCTTGCTCACCCTCAGCGTTCTCGATGGTCAAGGTAACTTCCACTGGACCATCTTGGCATGATGGTGGGCATGATCTATCCGCCGACGTCGTTCCTGCTGGATGGTGTGACGTACGAGTTCACCCACCCAGCGCGTGTGGGGCCTGTGGAGGACGTCCGCTCATGGGAGCCCGGCCATCAACCCAAAGTGCACGCGCAAGTGCCACTGAAGGGCGGCGGGAAGGTCGCCGTCTACGCCGACGCCACCCACTGGAACCGAACCCAGATCAGCGTCCAATGGTACGACGACGACAAAGACAGCCTCACCGCCTGGCTGCCCAAGGATGACGTACGACCCGTCACGGAGTCCGAATGGGACATCGACCAATACAACCGCTGCCCCGAATGGCTGCGTGTCATTCAGTGGGGCAAGCGTCCGCCCGGATTCCTGCCTGAATAGCTACACTGTCCTTCTCGCGGGCGAGCAGGGAGCGTATCGTTCCGCTCATGGAAGACGAAGATGTCTCGAAGCGAAAGCCTTCAGCTTCGCGACTAATGACAGCTCGGATCCGAGCCGCGCTCAGTGACCTAGGAATTAGTCAGGCAGAGGCAGCACGAAGATTCGGCATGTCTCAGCCCAACTTCAGTCGGTTAGTGAACAACGAGGTCCGGCTGATGCCAGAACACCTTTTCAAGATCGAAGAGACTCTGGGGATTCCTCTCGCGTATTTGTTAGGCGAATCAGATGAGCTTCCCGGCACCAAAGGTGCACGCTCGTGAGCGAACCAACGATGACGTACCGCGGGGTCAAGCACATTGCTCGGCGCCACGACCCAGACTCGCAAGAATGGCAGGTGTACCGGCTGAGTAGTGCAGGTGAAGTACAAATAGCCCTGATCATCAAGGACGACCAGGATTACAGGCCCTTCACGGCCGTACGAGCCGCGGGCGGGCTAGTAACCGAATGGGACACGTTTGAGGCTGCGTTCGAGTACGTCGCGAAGACCTTTTGACGTCGCTTGCGACACGCGGGCACTGTTTCCCCCAATGGGGGGAAGTAGGGTCAAATCACCCCCGATAGCGCTGTTTCTGCGGTTTCGATAATCCGGGCCAAATCGGCCCACTTCCCTTTATTTGCAAGGCAGAAGCGCACACTGAGCGAGTTCGAAAAATGGGGTTCAAATCCCCCCGTCTCCGCCCCGGGAAGCCCGGTAACTCAACGAAGTTACCGGGCTTCCCCCCTGAAGCCGAGAAAATCCCCCCAAGAACTGTTAAAGTCAGGTCAACGAATCCCCCGGAACCGGTGAGTTCTAGGGGGTTTTCGTTTTTCCGGGTGAGCGCATCAGTTCCTCCCGGTCCAACAATCGAGGGAATTGGGGAGCTCAAATGAGGATCACGGAGGCGGCAAGGGACGCCGCATCAAAGGCCATCTACATGCGCCACCATGGCACTGACTGGGACAACGAATCGGAAGAGACCCGAGGCACGTTCCAGCGAGACGCAGAGGCTGCACTGGCTGCCGCCACCCCTCTGATGCTTCCGCACCATCTGTGCCCAACATGCGAGGGAACTGGATTAGCGGATCCGGAAGAGATCGACCTTGAGACGATCTGCTCAACCTGCAAAGGGAGTGGACTCTCGTCTGCGAAGGAGGGTGACCGTGCTTAGCATCACCGAATTCCTCGAAGCCAGGATCGCCGAGGATGAGGCCGAAGCGAAGCAACTTCAAGGCGACATGGATTTCGGGCTGGAAGCTGCCGGGGACAGGATGCTTGCTGAGTGCGCGGCGAAACGAGCGATCATCGCAGCGTGCAGAGAGGACCACGAGGACTCGCTGACCCGTAACGACGACACGATTGAGCTTGGCTCCATTGCGCTCTATGCACTCGCCAGCGTCTACTCCAACCACGCCGATTACCAGCAGGAGTGGGCAGCGTAATGGCAACCATCGAGACCCGCAAGAACGCCGCTGGGAAGATTACCAGCTACCGCGTCGAGTGGTACGACAAAGGCAAGCGGCACCGGCAGACCCTCCCAACAGAGACGGCGGCCATCCAGTGGAAGGGACTACTCGAGGCAGTCAAGCACGATACCCAAGCCGCGCAGACAGCCCTGCTGCGTCAGGTCTCCAAGTCCCCATCATTTGAGGAAGTCGCGCTGGGACACATCGAGCGACTGATCAACGTCCGCGAGTACACGATCAAGCGCTACCGCGGCTACATCAAAAACCACTTCGCCGGGCTGGGCCACCTGCCCGTGGACCAAGTCACCGAGGACGATCTCATTCGCTGGATCAAGGGCATGGTCAAGAAAGGCTGCTCCCCGAAGACCATAGCCAACGTGCACGGCTTCATCCATGCCGCCATGAATTCGGCCGTCCGCCGGCGCCTCCGGCCGGACAACCCATGCAACGGCCGACTGCTGCCCAAGGATGACACCACCGAAGACAAAGCCATGTTCCTGACGATGGACCAGATGAATCTCATCATCGAGCAAGCCGACGAATGGCAGCGGCCCATGTGGCTCCTGCTCATCGGCGCTGGGCTGCGTCTGGGCGAGGCACCAGCGCTCACCCGGGCTGACTGCCAGCTCGACGCTGTTACGCCTTGTGTGCGCATTACGAAGGCCTACCAAGAGATGGAAGACGGCTGTGCAGTCGGAGCCCCAAAGACGAAGAAAGCGCGCCGCACGGTGGCACTGGCACCTTCCACGGTCG